CCACGTCCACGGACACGAACCCGAGTGGGGCCTCGGTGGTCAGCGTCACGAGTCGTTCCGCGGTGTCGCGGATGTCGCCGATCACCAACTCCGCACGCCTCAGACGCTTCGTGAGGGCTGGCACGTCCATCGAGAAGTCGCCGGGCTGCCAGTAGTCGGGATGGTCCCTATAGTCTCCGCAGAAATCCGGGAGGCCACGGCCCCTGTCGAATCCCGCGACGCGGATGGTGACGCCGGTCTCGCGTTCGATCGCCTGGGCTTCCTGCTCGAGTGCCACGAGACCTTGGCCGGACGCCACGCCGAATTCCACGGCGGTGATCGCCGAGATGCCGTGGGCCTGGGCTTTCAGGGCCGCCGTCCCGAGGCCGAGCAGGAACCACGGCCGGTCCGACACGTCCCAGCGCATGCGGGTGCGCAGGTCACACCGCCGTCGTCTCAGTACCTCTCGAGCGAGGAGCCGAAAGGGTGGTTCCGCGGCGAGCTTGGCCAGCAGGCGCGTCATCTAGACCATCCAGTACCGGCGACACCGGCTGCAGTAGGGAGTCCGGGTGATCGAGGGATCGGGCCCCCACGCATCGATGTGGCGAGCGGTCACCCAACACAGGAAGCGGCCGAGTGTGGTCAGCATACCGGAGAGCCCAGCAATACAGGTGCCTCCGGTACGTCGGTGTCCGTCCTACAAATCGGGCAGGAAATCCCGCATTTCGGTGACAAAAGGCTGCGAGTCATTACAACAGTAGCCATGACTAGCGATGCCACGTGGGTCTAAGCCAGGGGAGCGGCGGGGCGGTCGCGCGCCTGGGGTGCCGAACAAGGCGACTGCGGATGCGCGTGCGGCGATTGCGGTGTTCGTCGATGAGAACGCGCACCGCCTCCAAGTGTGGCTGGACGAGATCGCGGCCGGGGTGCAGGACGGCGACGGCAAGTACGTGGTGCCGCCGAACCCGGAGAAAGCCTTTGCGCTGTTCCAGTCGGTGATTGAGTACCACGTGCCGAAACTGGCGCGCACGGAGTTGACGGGAAAGAACGGGGCGGACCTGATGCCGAAGGTGTTGGTGTTGAAGCAGGGATGAGTGCAACGGCCACCCAAGAAGTCGTAATGGTGTTCAAGGGCAAGCACTGGGACGCCCTGACGGACGTCACTACGCGCGAACTGGACATCGAGGGCGCCATCCGCGCCGGCAAGACGACGGTGTGCCTGTATCGCGAGCTCCACGTGGCCCTGCAGCATCCCGGCATCTTCATCCTGTTCGCCCGGTGGACGGATACGGGCGTCTACGGGCTGGTGCTGCCCTTGTGGCGGGCCATCTGCGAGAAGGTCGGCGTCCGGCTGACGTGGCACTCGGACGAGGAGTACGACGAGCTGCCCAACGGGAGCCGCATCTACGTCCGCGGGCTCAAGGCGCAGGACCAGACGCTGCGCTACTCCAAGTTCCGCGGGCTGACCTTGTCGCGGGTGTATATCGACCAGGCCGAAGAGTTGCCGCATGACGTGTATCTTGAGGTCGCGGGTCGGCTCTCGCAACCGGGGGACTACCCGAAGCAGATCACAATCAGTCCGCAGTCGGTTGAAGAGGGGCACTGGATCTCGCGGGAGTTCCCCGAGGACAACCGGCACCTCCCGCACCGGAAGTACATCCCGCTCAGCGTGCATGACAACGGGCACAACCTGCCGCCGGATGTCATCCCGGCGCTGATGCGGCTGTATCCGCCGGAGCACCCGAAGCACAAGACGCTGATTCTGGGCCGGCGGGGCATGAACGTGATCGGTGAGCCGGTTTACAAAGGGGCGTTCCTGCGGGCGGTGCATGAGGGGGTGGCGGAGTATGACAGCCGGCTCAGGCTCGAAGTCGCGCTCGACTTTGGAAAACATCACCCCTGTGCGGTTGCCAGGCAAGTCAGCCCGGTGGGCCAGGTTCGGTTTCTCGCAGGGATCCTTGGCCAGCAACTGTACCTTGACGATTTTTGCGACATCGTCCTCCGACATCTGGCTCAGTGGTTCCCAGGCGCCACCATCGAGTGGTGTTGTGATCCGGCCGGCACCGCCGACACCTCCCACGGGACACCTGGGGCCTACAAGACGCTGAGCCAGAAGGGTATCAACCCGCGCTCGAAGCCGGACGCCAACAGTCCCGCGATGCGACTCGCGGCCGTGGAGCGCATGGCCGCCCTGATGCGGAAGCGCGCCGCAGACCGCTCGGAGGCGTTCGTGGTCAGCAACAGCGAGCGGTGGCTGCGCATCTCGGAGAGCGCGACCATTGTGGACCGCTTCCTCGCGGACGGGTTTGAGGCGGGCTACGTGTGGGACGAACACTTAGTGTCGGTGAACAACAAGCCGGTGCGGAAGCCGAAAAAAGACGGCTGGTATGAGCACGGGCAGAACTGCGCGGAGTACTTGGAGTTGTGCTTCGGGGCGGAGCCGCCGAAGGAGAAGAAGCGCATGCCGATGGGCAGTCCGGTGGGCCGGGTGAGCGGGGAGGGCGCGTGGCTCCAGGCGTAGGCGTATGAAGACACATTGCGAATCCAGGCCGCCGACGAAGGAGTACAAGGCGTGGGGCGCCGCTAAGGAGCGGTGCTTTAATCCCAGCAACCCGCGCTTCAGCGACTACGGTGGGCGCGGCATCGTCATGTGCGAAGAGTGGCGCGCCGACTATGCGGCATTCCTGCGTGATGTTGGTCGCGCACCAACGAGGTCCCACAGTCTCGACCGCATCGACAACAACAGAGGCTATGAACCAGGGAACGTGCGCTGGGCTGATACGCTGGAAAGCCGTCGGAACCGGCGTGACCTTACGAGTGGGCTCTGCCGAAACGGACACGCGTTGACACCAGACAACGTGTACGTAGGCCACAAGTCCAGGCGCAAGTGCAAGCAGTGCAATCGGCTCCAGTTGCGGCGATACAAGGCCAGACGGCAGGAGGCCGCATGACCTGCCCCCACTGCTCCGCAGCCATCGACTCGCCCACGTTGCTCGGCGCGCTGACCGTCTGCCAGTCCTGCGCTCGCACGCTGGTGCTTGATGGCGAGTCGGTGCGGCTGGCGACGGCGGATGACACGGCCGGGGCGGACATCGCGGCGCTCAAGAAGTTGCGGCCGAAGGCGTGGCGCGAGGCGACGTTGGCCCGGAAGCGGGCGATTGTCGGCGGGAGGGCGCGGTGAGTCAGTATCAGGAGCGGTTCATCCGTGACACTGCCGAAGACTTCGGGAACGGCTGCCGCGGCAAGGTCGGGTGGCGATCGAAGCGGCAGGCGTCCGGGCACCTGCGCGTGATGCGGAGCCGCGGCGCCAGCGACACCCTCCAGGTCTATAAGTGCAAGGCGTGCCGCGAGTGGCACCTTGGGAACGGGCGGAGGTCGATGACCCCAGCGGCTTGATGGCGTTTCAACCCAAAGACAGCGCGTTCCTCAAGCAGGCCCGCGAACGCTTCCAACTCGCCGACGAGGCCGACTCCGACCAGGCACAGCGCGAGCGCGATGACATCGCCTTTGAGGACGGTGACCAGTGGCCGGCGGATGTCCTGACGGCCCGCCAGGGCCAGCAGGCGAATGACGGGATGCCCGTGGTGCCGGCTCGGCCGACGCTGGTCATCAACAAGGTCCGCCGCTCCGTGCAGCAGGTGCTGAACCAAGAGCGTCAGTCGGACATCGGCGTGGAGATCGTGCCGGCGGATGACTTCGGGGACTTGGGCATCACGCCGGACGATACCGAAATCGCCCTGCGCGAGGGCCTGACGCGCCGGATTCAGCGGGAGAGCCAAGCGGCGGATGCGCGGTCGTGGGCGTTCAAGCGCGCCTGTATCGCCGGGCGCGGCTACTATATGGTACTGACCCGCTATCTGCCGGGCAGCTTCGACCAAGAGGTCTACGTCCATCGCATCTACAACCAGGCCGGCGTGCTGCTGGACCCGTCGCATGAGCAGCCGGACGGGTCCGATGCGGAATGGGAGTTCGTGGGCACCTGGGTGCCGTGGGACAAGCTGAAGGCGCGCTATCCCAAGCTGGCAGACGGCAGGCCCAACCCGCTGTGTGACTGCAACGAGACGGACTTCGTCGCCCAGACCGAGGCATATCCGAAGTGGTATCGCCAGTCCCCGGAGCGCGTGAAGGACGGCCAGACGCAGCCGAGGCAATACGCGGTGCGCGTGGTGGACTACTACTACGCCGACCACGAGACGGTGGAGCTCGCGCTGCTCAGCGACGGGCGCACGGTGCCGCTGAAGGACGCGCCGCCGAACGTGGCGATTCTCGATCGCCGATTCGACGTGAAGACCACGATCCGGTTCTGCAAGATTGCCGGCGGCTTCCTCGAGCTGGAGAAGACGGAACTCCTCGGCCCCGACATGCCGATCGTCAAGGTGCTGGGGGAGGAAATCCTGCCCTACGACGAGCAGCGGCGGGCGGAGGGGATGGTCCGGCAGGCGCGGTCCTCGCAGCAGGGCCTGAACTACATGATTTCCAAGCAGGTGGAGACGGTGGGTCTGACGCCGATTGCGCCGCTGATGGTCGACCCGGACGCTATCGACGGGCACGAGGCGTTCTATCAGCAGATGAACACGCGGACGTTTGGATACCTGCCGTATCGGACCTTCGACGAGCAGAGCCGGCCGTTGGCGCCACCGACGCGGCCCCCGGTGACCGTCGACAACATCGGCCTCGCGCAGTCCATTGCGCTGTTCGACCAAGCCGTGCAGGACACGACGGCCGTCAGTGATCCGGCGCTGGGAGAGACGAACGCCAGCGTCAAGAGCGACCGGCACGCGCGCACTCTGATCGAAGAGGCGCGCATGGCGACGTCGAACTTTATCGACAACCTCGCCCGGTCCGTGCGCTACGAGGGGCAGATCATCAACAACCTGCTCTATCCGGTCTACGGCTCCAAGCCGGGACGGCTGGTGCGGACCATCACGGGCAGCGGCGAGGCCGAGCGGATGCGGATTGGCGACCCCCAGCAGCAACAGCAGGCGATGGCGCAGCAGCACCAGGTGGCGAAGGTCGCCAAGCTGACCGAGGACGCCAAGTTCAACGTCATCGTCAAGGTGTCGAAGGCGACGACCAACCGCCGGCAACAGTTCGTGATGCAGTTCGGGGACATCCTGAGCGCGGACCCGAATCAGATGCTTGTGGCGGGGGACCTGTTCTACCGAAACATGGACATTCCCGAGTCGCGGGAGCTCGCCGAGCGGATGCGCGTGATGCTGGCGCCCCCGGTGCAGCAGATGCTGGCGGCGAAGGAACAGGGCCAGAACTTCGACCCGGTCGCGCAAGCCAAGATTGCGGAGTTGGAGCAGCGCGTGCAGATGGCCGAACAGGCGATGCAGGAGTTGCACGAGGAGGCGCGCGGCAAGCGTCTGGAGAGCGAGACCAAGCTCAAGGTCGCGGAACTGGAATCCCAGCGCGACGTGGCGTTGGCGCAGCTCGAGGCCCAGAAGGAATTGGAACTGCAGCGCATGAAGTCCGCCACCGAGCAGTACAAAGCCGACGTGGACGCCAAGACGAAGGGCCAGATTCAGGCGGCCGAGCACGCGCACGACGAGATGGCGACGGCCACGCAACTCGCGCACGAGGCCGAGCAGAAGGGCCTGGACCGCGAAGCGCAGGCGAACCTGGCGGCGCACGACGCGGCGATCGCGGAGGGGCAGGCGGACCGGCAGGAAGCCGAGGGCGAGCGCGGGCGGCAGTTTGAGGCCAGCGA